GACAGATACCGCAGTCAAAACCGCATAAAAAAACCCCAAATCCTTTGGAGGTGCGGCCTTGGCAGGCAGTTTTGGAATTAGTCCTCTGAGAGAACGACCGATTTCAAAACCTGTCGCACCACCGAAAAATTCGGGGTTCGCTCTCAGATGTTCCAACGGTTGCCACGCCATTGACACCCTTATGATTGCCCAAACCAAGAAAAGTTGCAAGTCCCCCCTATGTTGCGGCGCAAGGAAACAATACCCGACTAAAAACAGGGGGATATTGTTAATATCGCTTGCATACTGTTTCCGTTTCGTTCTATGATTCTCCTACGGTCAAACACTCCAGACCGGGCAAAAGAGGAGAAGCAAAATGACAAATGTAATCGCCACCGCAGTAGAGCCAATCAAACAAGCAAGCATCGATGCGGCAGTTCAAGCAACCAAAGAAATGGTTGCCCGATTTGCAAAAAAATTAGAAGAAGCCAACTGGGATTTGAATCTAGCATTTCCCCGCCCAAATGGTTTTGGGTCGCGTTCTGCATATATGCAAAAAAAAGCCGCTAGAGATTTCGCATCTTCTTTAGTTAGCGCAGTTGAACCAAGTTATCGACCCAACCAACCAATGTTTGTTCGTATGTGTGACGAAAGGATTGCCCATGCGCTTGTTGTTGCCGCTAAAGATGCCGCCGCACAATATGAGGCATATGTTGCAAAGTTAGTTAAAAAAGTTGGCGAGTGCGATTCCGCTAACATGGGTTTTAACGGTGGCCTTTGGTTTGATTCAGATTTGGTTGTGACCAAGGGTGATGCCAAAGAAGTATGGAACACCAAATGCATCACAAACCGTTCTTGCTTAGGCAAAGTGTTCAACCAGTTTCCAACCCGCAAACGCAAATAATAACCAAGGGGGTTCGCCCCCTCTCTTGAGGAACATTATGAAAACAATCTGCATATTCCTCGCCGCCGCCCTAGTTGGCGGTTGTGCGAGTAAACCACTCATAGACCCCAAAGCATCAACAACTCCAGCCAACTATCACTTAGATGAGATGGAGTGCGAGAGGATTTCCGAAGGTGTTTCCTACGGCGCAGAGATGGCGAAGTCTGCCGCACTAAATGGTTTTATCTCGATGCTGATGGGAGCCGCACTCGCGAAAGGAAGTATTACCCCGCAGACAGGAGCCGCCGCAGGTCTTATCTCGGGGACAACAGTTGGCGCGGGAACAGGTGCTTACAACACATTCGACCGTAGACAAAAAATAGTCCGCAAGTGCCTTGAAGGTCGCGGTTACAAAATCTTGGAGTGAAACATGACACCGACAGAAACAATCTATGAAGAGTTGTTCAACGGTTTCCAATGGAATGATTTCTTTGAAAACGAAACCTTAGGAGAGGCCGCAAATTATCTGAAGTCTTATGCGATAGACATTATCCGTCAGACTAGCATGGAAGGAATCTGCCGCAACTGGGCATTAGCACTAATAGAGCAAGCCGATTTCAAGTCAATTGCTCGAATACTTTTTGAAAACCATGAGAGGAACCAATGATGCAAAAGAAATTTCTAGCCGACTGCGCTAAACGCACACCGATTTACACAGAAACAATTGCAGAGAAGGTTGTTGCGACTGTTTTGTTTGCGAGTGTTGTTTTGTTAACTATGTTTGTTTGAGGAGAAAAAGATGTCAAACGGTAAAGTGTTAATCCACGGTAAAGAGTACGCGACTGTTGCCTTTCGGGTTTCTGAGTTCCGCAAAAAATTTCCCGATTGGGAAATTCATACAGAGATTATTGAGGCCAATGATTCTAAGGTTGTGATGCAAGCCTATATTTACAACAAAGAGAATCGTTGTATCGCCACAGGTCACGCCGAGGAGTTCCGAGCATCAAGTTCTATCAACAAGACTTCAGCCCTCGAGAACGCGGAGACAAGTGCCGTAGGCCGCGCACTCTCTTTCGCTGGATTCGGAGGAACGGAATTTATCGCGTCTGCCGAGGAGATGATTAAGGTTGCAATCGATGCCGCACCGAAACCAAAGCCTAAAACCCATCTCAAGGTCGAGAAGAATCTACGGGAGTGCAAAAACCTTGCTGAACTTCAACAGGCATGGCTAGCAATGTCGGCAGAGGAAAGAGTTGCACTCGAGGCCGTAAAGGATGAAGTTAAGAAAGGTCTAGAATGAAAAAACTTTTAATTGCTTTACTGTTTCCAATTACTGCCCACGCAGAGTTCTATTCGGGAAACATTCTGCTCAACAGACTGCAATCCGATAGCGTAATAGAGAAAGCAGTTGCTCTTGGTTATGTGATGGGAGTCTTTGATGCCAATCAAGGCGCGACACATTGCGCGGGGAGTAGAGACATAACCGCAGGTCAGATTAAAGATATGGCTCGGTCGTATTTGGAAAACAATCCATCGACCAGAAATAGGACTGCGGATGTTTTGCTCGGCGAACTGTTTAAGAAAGCATGGCCTTGCACAGGGAGGAACGGAATATGAGACAAGACAATCCTCTTCAGGGAACAGGTGCTTGGTTCAATGACCGCACCGGGAAACTCACGGCCTCAAGGATGTCTGCGGCAATGGCCTTTTTGAAACAATCTGAGAAAGATAAAAAAGAAAACAAACCGCCAGAAGAAAAATCAGAAAGACGGAAACTCAAGATTGAGATTCTTGCGGAAAGATTAACAGATAACATCGTTCCCAAATATGTGACCAATGAGATGTTGTGGGGGAAGGAACAAGAACCGTTTGCCAAATCAGCATTTGAGAGGCAGACAGGATTATTGGTGAATGATGTTGGTTTTATTCCGCACCCGAAAATAGAGAACTGCGGAGCATCGCCTGACGGTATCTGCTCAGATGATTTTTTATTTGAAAGCAAATGTCCAACAACGGCAACACACATCACTTGGATTTTGAACGATGAGATTCCCGAAGAACATAAGTCGCAGATGATTCTTCAGGCCGCTTGCGCTCAAAAACAAGGCGTTTGGTTTTGTTCTTTCGACCCACGACTGCCTGAGAAACAACAACTGTTTATCAAGAAGTTTATACCAACCGAGGAGGAAATTATCGAAGTTGAAGAAGCCGCAAAGATATTCTTAGAAGAAGTTGAAAAGATGTTTACCAAATTAACATTAGGAGAATGAAATGGAATATGACAACACCAATCGCGGGAAACTCGGAAGGAACCTGAAACCAAAATCGGAAAAGAGTCCTGAATACACCGGGAGGATAAACATTGAGGGAAAGGATTACTTTTTATCGGGATGGATTAGAACAAATTCAAAAGACGGTTCCAAGTTCTTCAGCCTGACTGTTAGCCCTTTCGAGGATACAAAGCCAGCCCCACAACCCTCTATCAACGAACTCTCAGATGATATACCTTTTTGATATGAACATCGGACATCATATCGCGGTCTTGGGGAAGATGACCCGACAACTTCAAGCCATGTCTGCGGATTCCCTAGCACCCGCCGCAGATATTTACAAACTCGCCACCGACATCATTCTCGAGGCGAACAAAGTCAGGGAGATACTAAATGAACGCACCGGGATGGTTCCTAATCTCAATAATATTGTGGATGATGCTATGCGTATATTGGGCGGCGAGAAATGATTGAACTACCACTCACCATTCTGCTTTGGTGCTTAGTCCTGATTCTGTTTCCAACTGCGCTTGGGATTTTTGTCGGACTAATCATCTTTCTCTTGAGGGGGAAACGATGAGGTCAATTTTCCTTGTCGCATTCGGTGCGGTAATGATGTATGCCTTTATGCCGCCCGAACCAAACTCATACAAACAGGGTTATAAGGCCGCACTCAAAACAAACCCACCTAGCGAACATTTGGAAGCAGTCTGCGCGGGGTTGTGGGTCGGAGAGCAAAACAAAAAATGGTATGAGAGGAATAAATGAAAAAAGTGTGTTGGGCATTGATTGATAAGCAATCGCGGTATCACCGGGACTTAGATTTTGAACACTATGAGCCTATCTTGCCGCAACTGTTTCGCACCAAAAAACAGGCCGAGGCGTTGATTGTTACTAATAAGTATTACCGCAGATATGTCCCTGCGAAAGTTTTAGTAAAAATTGCGCCTTACTTTTGCTAAAAAAAACCCCTCGCAAGAGGGGCGAAAGACTCCGAGAGGAGCCGCTTGAGGAGAGTAAAATATAACACGGGGGAAGGAATAACAGAATCCCGCAACGATGAGATTCGGTTGTTGACACACCCTTCCCCCACCCACTTGAGGAACTAAAAATGACCGAAAAAGAATTGAAATTTCATGCAGATTTGTCCACCCTTGTTCAACGGGCATTTAGGGCTGGAGCAACCATCGAGTCGGTGCGGATGGTGCTTAAAACCATAGAAACCGAACTGGGAGCCGTTCAGCCCTATCTCAAGGCGATTCTTGAGAAAGACCTAGCCCCCTGAGATACAGTTCGGCCTCATCCTTGCGGCGTTTTATAAGACCCGCAAGAGGTTTCCCACCGCCCGTTACCCGAGAGGTGAGCCAATCCCCTGCCGCACCCTCATAATCTTCCCTGAGGTGCTTTTGGCGCATCGTAGACCGTTGGAAAGCCCCCAGACCTGCGTTGAAAGAATAAGAAACGCAAGCCCACAACTGATTATCAGAATGTTTCCCGTTTAGGAGCCGAGTCACGCCTTTGGCGAAATACTGAAGGTCTTGGGCGAGAAGCCTATCTACCTCCTCCAAAGACCAAGTTCGGTTGTCCTCGGGTTTTAGTGGGAAATCCTTGCGGATAAGCCCCCCGTAGCCCTCTTTCCTGACCATAGGAAGGGCGATTTGCTCTTGGTATAGCACTCTGCCTATCCCAACACTCCAAATCGCCGCAGGGCATAAATACGGCCTTTGGCGAACCCCTTCGTGATGACGGAGCATTTTCAAAAAGTCTTGCGGAGGGGTCATTTTTTACCCTTGCAATTGTCAAAATGATATCGATGCATATTGCCACCACCGCCAGATAAACCACAGTTTGGGCAAGTTATTAAATCTCTTTTGCCCTTACAGGATTCACTAAGTTTTTTAACATAATCGGGGTTTGCAAGTCGTTTTTTTGCGCCCTCAATGTATGCTTTTGAATTTCTTTTAACCCCCCTAGACCCGCCATATTTTTGCTTTCTTTCATCATCTGTTAGGCGTTGACAAACAGTTTTCATGTGCCAATTAGGTTTTTTAGAAGGATGTTCTTCTGGCTTGAATCCTATTGCTTTTGTTTTCGAGTTATAAAGTTCTTGAATAAAACACTCCAAAAACGCCTCTTCTAGTTCACGCGCATTTTCTAAAGTTTCACAGATGCTTATTGTTTTGAATTGAAACAATGATTCGCCATGTTTGTTCCACGAATTTTGAAGATGTTTACAAAAGTGTTTATTTCTACTTAGTTCGTTTTTGTGTTCTTTGGTTCTTCTTTCTATGTTATTAGAACTTCCAACATAAGATTTGTTATTAACGGTATTAACAATGGCATACAAACCAATCATTTTTTACCCCATTGCCGACTTCCGAACCAAAACGCACAAATCCCAGAAAGCAGAGCCATCTCATCATCGCTAAAAATAACGCTAGATGCCTTAACCATATCGTCAACCGACTGAACCTCTCCAGCAAAAACAAACCATGTGGTTAAAGCAATGTTAATAAGAACTAACTCGAGAATAAAGATGAATGTAACAAGTGGGCGAACTATACCGTTCAGATTCACTACCCAATTAGACGCTCTCGCCATGATTGCCTTGTCATGCTCCAAAGCCGCACCCTGACGCTCCGCATCGGTTTGCATGGCAATCTGGTCAGTCCTGATTTCCTCAATCTTTTGTTGAGCAACAAACCCCTCTTTCGCAAGAGCCAGTTCGCGCTCGGTCTGCATCGAGGCAAGTTTAATTTCGTGTGCCTTATCTGCGCGGTCTTGGAAAAAGTTCAAGACCTGAGGAAGTCCTGAGGCAAAAAATCCTATTGCGGAAGAAATGAGTGAAAGCATTACAGGTGTCCTTTAAAGATGTAATAACAGGAAACAATAAGCAGGGAAAGCAAAAAGCAAACAATCTTGAGTTCGCGGAGTTTTTTAAGGTCGCGGCCTAACTCATCACGGCCTTCTTTAACCTCTTTCATTTGACGCTCTTTTATAGCCTGAATGTCTCTCCATTCGTGTTCGGCCTTGTCCTTGCCGTAACGCTCGATGAGTTGATTTAACAGGTCTTGTTCGGCCTCTTTGATTTCTTTCAATCTGCGCCATTCCGCAAAAGCAGTCAGAATTGTGGTGTCACCCTTGACGACCTTTTGTTTCTTTTGAAACTCTTGTTTTGCCTTTAACTCCGCGACACCAAGTTTTTGAATATCGTTAACAACCGATTCAATCTCTTTGCCAGCCGCAAGAGCATTCTTTATGCTTTGCGTTGCACCTTTCGCAGAATTTACTAAATCATCCATTTTGTTTCTATGTCTTCATTTCGTAGAAATCGATAATCAGTCCTATATTTGCAATTGCATAACCGATAAAAGTTATCATCATACCGATGCGTTTCTCTCCTGTGTAGTTGATAGACTGCCATGCATACAAAAGAGTCGCGACCGCAAGAGGAAACATTGGGTTCATACTTCTTTGCCTCGGAAGTAAGCAACACCTTGCGAAACCTCGCAAAGTTCAGGCGGCAATAATTTTCCATCCTTAAAGGTGAGAACCGCGAATCCGCTTGCCCACGGCGTAGGATTTCCCTCGCAGTATGCAAACTGTTCTCCTCCGGGTTCAGCAAGAGTGCCTGAATCGACCCCGTAGGCCGCGCCACCATAACCGCGCCAAACATTTATCATCAACCGATGCAAATGTCCTGTGACAATTGCCGCAGAGCCTTGATTAAGATTAAGCATAGACTTCA